ATGAGACAAGAAGCAGATTCGGAAATCATTAAACTTACATTAGCAATTCGTAATATGCAGCCTATTGATTTTTACAAGGGCGAGCAGATACAGATTATACCTAAGGCTCAGTTAGTAGATGGTTGTTATACTTGGGCGGATCAGGTGATCACGGGAACCAATGCAACAAGACGCGCTGTCAATGATCAGATGCGTGCGATGCTGGGCTTTAGCGGCTTGCCACAAGAAGGCGAAAAGATGATTTGTCTTCGTAACTTTTGGGACGACTTTTCAACAAATGGTGACCCACTTGTAAATGGTTTAACAGGTATTATTCACAATCCAATTGATACTACAATTCAAATTCCACCAGTAGCAAGAATTAAGAAAAGGGAAGTTCCTGTTATTAGATGCGATTTTGAAGTTGATGAAAATAATATCTTTTTAGATACACCAATGGATAAAACTCTTATTACTTCTGGTGAGCCTTATCTTGATTTTAGAGAGAATTATAGATTAAGAATGATTAAGAGTCGTATCGGAGATTTTTTACCCAGAGATTACGATTTTGGATACGCGATCACGTGTCACAAGGCACAAGGCAGTTCTTGGGAAAAAGTTTTAGTTATTGAAGATAAGTTCCCCTACGATCCTGTTGAACATGCTCGTTGGCTTTACACAGCATGTACTCGCCCAGAAAAAAAGTTAGTTTTAGTACGAAATTAAAGGACACAAAGTTATAATTTACTGCTCATAAGGTTCATATATAGTAACAAAGAAAAAGGAGAAAAAATATGAGCAAACTAATTGATTTAACTGGGCAAGATTTCGGGTTTTGGCATGTAATTAAAAGAGATGAAACTGCGATTGGCGGACGTGCCAGATGGATTTGTCAGTGTATGAAATGCGGAGAAACAATTACTTCAGTAGATGGTGCACATTTGCGTGCAGGACGTTCAACACAATGTACTAAATGTAGACAAAAGAAGATGGTAGATGCTACCATTAAAAATGAAGAAGGAAAAACTTATGGTTTTTTATTCGTAAACAGAAAAGCGACAGAAGAAGAAAAACCAAGGAATGATAGAACTGGTGTATATTGGAATTGTACTTGTACTAAATGTGGTCGTAAAAATGTAATAGTTTTTGGAGATTATTTGCGTAAAGGTGAAACTAAAAGTTGTGGTTGTTTAAACAGTTATAATGAAAGTAAAATTTGTCAAATTTTAGATAATCTTAAAATTAAATATTTACAGCAATATAGGTTTAAAGATTTAACCTCAACAGGTAGAGCCTGTGATGAACTTATGTTTGATATAGCTGTTTTTAATGAAGATAAATTGATTTATATAATTGAGTTTGATGGTGTGCAACACTTTGAAAATGGTCACTTTAAAACTTCTTATGAAATTACTCATAAAAACGATTTATTAAAAAATAAATATTGTTTTGAATATAATATACCTTTAATTCGTATTCCTTATAATGAAGAATATACTATAAATGATTTAAAACTTGAAACAACAAGATTTTTATTAACACCAGAAAAAGAAGAAAATTACTATTCAATTAGGAGTTAACTATGGATGAAAAAGAATACATATTAGGTCTCTTAAATACATTAGAATATGCAATAGCTGAAATAAATTTACCCGGTTTTTCTCATGTAACTGTATTAGATGATATTAGACCAGATAGTTTTCAATTTGCCATTGATGAAATTAGAGATTATATAAATAAAAGAGAGGAAGAATAAAATGGAAGAAATTATTTATTTTGAATTAAATAATTGGTTTGGTGGTAGAGATTATCCAGATGCAGAGCCATTTAACACTTGGATGGAGGATGATTCAAATCTTAAGTTCGAAGATTATAAGTGGTGCAAAGAAAATAAATTGTGTGTTATTGTGAATATGATTGATATGTCAGTCGATTTTCTTATTGCTGCACCTAAGAGTTGGGTTATGGAAAATTGTCCAGATTTGTTAAGTGATAAAACTTATACAACAACTTTTATTAGTTATGGAAGTGAGGGTGAAAAGAAAATTGAAAAAGAATATGGCTATAAGCGATTCTTATGTGAACCAGATGAAAATGGAATCAGAGGAAGTAGATATGTAGATTATTTAGTATTTCCTGATAATTTTTATAGTCTTAATAATTTTGGTTGTAGATATTATGATGAATATAAGGACAGATGGTTTATTCCAAATGAAGAGGGAATATTTAAGATACAGATAGATACAGAAGGTAATATAATTGGAGAAATAGAATGAAATTCTACACATCATATTTTTATCAACTGCGATTTTTTCCACCAAACTTAATTCCGATTAGTACCGCGAAGTGGGACCCTAAGTGGTTTAAGCTTGGCTTCGATAAAAGAGGAGTTATGAATGGCTTGCGGGCGCCCGTTCTTGTGTTACCCGACAACTGGGACAATGTCGAGATAGAGTGCGGAAAGAATTGTGGTAAAGTTCCATTTGAATGTAATTTTATGAAGGCTTATGATAACTATCTTCACACATTAGATTTCAAGGACGTGTATAGTAGAGCAATTGATTTGGGTCAGCGGGTCATGGCAGCGGCCGGCCGCACAGACCAAGATTATAATATTGTTCTTTTGGTTCATGAACCAGCAAGTTGCAAGTGTGCTGAAAGACCAATATTACAAAAATGGTTTAGAGAGAATGGAGTTGAAATGAAAGAATGGATAAGGAACTAACTCAGGTTTTTAATCAGCATCAGACTTACAATGGAGAGGACTGTCTTATAATCCCTTTAAGAAATATAATTAGAGGTGAAATAAAGGCTGGTGTTGATCAATATCCACGCATAACTTTAGAATATTGGGGGAAGCTTTAATGGATAGTAATACGCAAGCAAAGTTAATAGTTATTGTATTGTTAATATTTGTTATGTTTCTTTGTAGTGAGATAAGAGGCTGCGATAGCACTAATCAATACAATAATGGACGTTGCCCCTGTGGAGGACATTGGCAATATCAACAAGCAATAAGTCGTGGCAGATATAGTGAGTTTACAAACTATATTTATAAATGTGATAAGTGCGGAAGAATTATTGAAATAAGTAATTATTATGGAGGGTAATGAAAATGGCAGAACCTATGAAAATAACAAATGAAATGAGAAACTTAAAACAAAAGAAAATAGATGAATTGGTTGAACAGGTAAATGATAGAATTCGTTATGCGGTAGACCATGGACGACATGAAGCGTGTTTTTCTATCGACAAAGATAATACATATTATCGAGATGTAAGAGGAATGTTTGAAGAGCGAGGATATAAAATTAAGCCGACTGGATATATTGGTGGAGTTTGGCAAGAAACAGAAGATATTTATTGGTGAGGTAATAAAAATGAGTAACGAATGTAAAGATTGGTTTGAAGAAAGAGCAAATGAAGCTTGGGAGTGCATATCTCGAATTGCAGAAATTTATGATGATTACCACGAATACAGCGAAGAAGTTTATGAGAAGATTGGCCAGATTCTGCGAGAATATGGTTTCATTGATTAGAATTTATTTGACAAAAGTAATAAAATATGTTATAATATATAGGTAAGAAAAAATAAGAGAAAGAGGTGTACTAGATGAAGGGATACCCGGGTTCAGTACATAACCACACAGACTTTAGTAACTTGCGTCTCAGGGACTCAATCAATAGAGTAGATGATGTAATTGATTATGCAATTGAGTTAGGACATGAATGTGTAGCATTTACAGAACATGAAACAGTCGCTAATGCAATTAAAGTACAAAAGAAATATAAGAAAATTAAGAAAGACCACCCCGAATTTAAGGTAATCTTAGGAAATGAGATTTATCTTTGTCGGGATGGTTTAACTGCGGAAAATTTTGATAGAGAGAAAGATAGTTATTATCACTTCATTCTTTTAGCAAAAGACGCAGAGGGCCATAGACAGATTAGAGAATTATCTTCAAGAGCTTGGGCTCGTTCATGGATGAACGGTAGAATGAGAAGAGTCCCAACATATTATCAAGATTTGATAGATATAGTTGGAGCAAACCCCGGTCATGTAATAGCAAGTACAGCATGTCTTGGAGGATTTTTGCCTAAAGCAATTTTAAGATATGTAGCCAACCCAACAGAACAGATGTATGCAAATATTAGAGGTTGGTGTTTAAATGTTCAGAATATTTTTGGTAAGGGTAACTTTTATTTAGAAATGCAGCCTTCCAAGAATAAGGAACAGATTATTGTAAACAAGGCATTAAAGAAATTAAGTGAAGAACTTGATATTAAATATATAATAACAACTGATAGCCATTATTTGAAGAAGGAAGATGCACCGATTCACAAGGCTTATCTTAACTCCCAAGAGGGTGATAGAGAAGTTGATGAATTTTATGCAACAACTTATATGATGGGTACAGAAGAACTTGAAAGTTTCTTTAATTATTTTACAAAAGAAGAAATTGATAAGGCTTATGAAGCAATAAGAGAAATTAAAGACAAGTGTGAAGATTATGAATTAGCAAAAGAGTTGAAGATACCTAACTTACCTTGGGTTGAACAGAAATATGTACCAGAAGATAAGAAGAAGAGATACATTGAACTCATACCGAAATTAGCAGATTTTAACAACTCTGATTTTAATTCTGATAAGAAATTGGTAGATGCAATTATAAATGGTATAGAAAGTCATACAGATTTGCAGAACCAAGAGGCTTATGATGAAATAAATAATAATCTTGAAATGACTTGGACATCTTCAAGAGTAAATAATGCAGAATGGTCAGCATACTTCTTAAATCTTCAAAGAATTATTGATGTGTGTTGGGAAGCAGGTTCATTGGTTGGGTGCGGCCGTGGCTCCGGTGTAGGATTTATCCTGTTGTATGTATTGGGCATAACCCAGATCAATCCTCTCGCGGAAACGACAAAGACTTTCCCATGGCGTTTCTTGAACCCTGATCGTGTATCTGTTCTGGATGTTGATGTCGACATCGAGGGCGGCCGCAGAAGTGATGTACTTAATAAACTTCGTGAAGTTTATGGTTTGGACAGAGTATGTAATGTTGCTACTTTTGGTACAGAAAAGTCAAAGTCAGCAATCCAGACTGCAGCTCGTGGTTTGGGTATAGATGTAGATGAAGCTGCATATATATCTTCACTTGTTCCGGCAGATAGAGGACAGATTAGAACCTTACACCAGTGTTATTATGGTGATGAAGAAAATGGTTTTGATCCAGTTCCATTATTTGTCAAGGAAATGAACAACAATCCAGAATTGTGGGAAGTTGCTCAAAAAGTAGAGGGACTTATTTGTAGAATTGGAGAACACGCTGGAGGAGTTATCTTCGTTGATGAAGACTTCACTAACTCAACAGCATTAATGAGAGCGCCGAATGGAGATATTATAACTCAGTTTGACCTTCACGATGATGAAGCAGTAAGCTTGATTAAGTATGACCTCCTTTCAGTTGAAGCTTTGGATAAGATACATACTTGTCTTGATTTGTTGACAGAAGATGGATATATTGATAAGAATTTAAGTTTAAGAGATAGATATGAAAATACTATCGGAATTTATAAACTTAATAGAGATAATCAAGATATGTGGAAAATGATTTGGAATCATCAGATTCAGTCATTGTTCCAGATGGAGAAACAGAGTGGAATTAAGGGTATCGCAACTCTTAAGCCAACCTCGGTAGATGATTTGGCGATTTTGAATTCAACAATTAGACTTATGGCTCAGCCTGGTTCGACAGAAATGCCAACTGATAAGTTAGCAAGATTTAAGAGAGATCCGGGTGCATGGGATAGAGAATTAGCTTCTTATGGTTTGGGAGTAAATGAAAAGATTATTCTTGAACCGATAGTAGGTATATCCTACGGTTTGTGTATAGCACAGGAGCAGTTCATGAGTTTAGTACAGCTGCCCGCACTTGGAGGTTTCTCACTTACTTGGGCAGATAAGTTAAGAAAGTCTATTGCAAAGAAGAACCCTAAAGAATTTGAAGAATTGACAAAAGAGTTTTATCAAGTAACAAAGGAAAAGGGAGTTAAAGAAAACTTTGCGAGGTATGTTTGGGAAGTTCTTATCTCAATGAGTAAAGGTTATGGATTTAACCAGTCTCACACTTTAGCTTATTCATTGATAGGACTTCAAGAAATGAACTTGTGTTTCAACTATCCTATCATCTATTGGAATTGTGCTTGCGCGATCACAGACTCTGGCGGTATTGGAACTGGCACAGATTATAATAAGGTCGCAATCACAATTAACAAGATGAAAAATTCAGGGATAAAAGTAAAACTCCCTGATATAAATGAGTCAGCTTATGAGTTTAAGCCAAACAAGGAAGATGGTTCAATCTTCTGCGGATTAAAGAGTTTGGCAAATGTTGGCGATGAAATTGTTATGAAGATTATTGAAAATAGACCTTATAGTTCTGTTCAAGATTTTTATGACAGAGTTAAGCCGACTAAACAGGTTATGGTATCTTTGATTAAAGGTGGGGCATTTGATGCTTTCATGCAAAGAAAGATTTGCATGGCTTGGTTCATATGGAATACATGTGATAAGAAGAAGAGATTAACTTTGCAGAATATGGCGGGATTGATTAAATATAATCTCGTACCCACAGAAGAAGCAGATATAAAACTTGCGGTTAGAGTTTTTGAATTTAATAGATATTTAAAGGCTATGTGCAAGTTAGGAACTGACAAGTATAAACTTGATGAAAGAGCGATTAACTTCTTGGTTGAGATTGGAGCCGACAATATAGTTGACCAAGATTTTGTAATAAGTAAGACCTCTTGGGATAATGTATATCAGAAGTATATGGATACATTAAGAAATTGGTTAAGTAAAAATAAAGAAGAAATTTTGGTTAAGTTAAATGAGTTAATCTTCTTAGACGATTGGAACAAATATGCAAAGGGAACTATCTCAGATTGGGAAATGGATGCATTGTGTTTCTATTATCATGAGCATCCATTGGCAAATATTAACGCAGCGAAGTATAGTTTTGCAGACTTCTTCAGCATGCCGGAAGACCCAGTAGTAGATAGAACTTTTACAAAGGGTGATAAAGAAATTAAGATGTTTGTTCTTAAAAAGATTTGCGGCACTTGCATTGCGAAGGACAAGAACAAGTCCACTGTGTCACTTTTGACCCCGACAGGCGTAGTAACAGTAAAAATGTCAAAGGGTTTGTTTAGTTTATATGATAAGCAAATCTCAGTTAGAAACCCCGACGGAACTAAGACAATTAAAGAAAAGTCTTGGTTTAATAGAGGAAGTAAGATAGTTGTACAAGGTATAAGAACAGGAGAAGAGTTCTTTGCCAAGAAGTATGCATCATCTGGTGGACATCACTTATATAAGATTGATGGAATTGAAAAAGATGGTGATTTGATTTTAAGATACGAGCGTTATCAAGGAGAGGCTGAAAATGAATGAATATGACGATATGGAAAGAAATTGTTACCTTCTTTACGAAGCCCTCCTGTTCGCCTGTCTTAATATGACCGATATACCGGGTAATGGAATTATAGCTCTTAATAAAATTGACAAGAAATACATAAAAGAAGCACATGAATTATTAGACCGCCTATTACTTCCAGTTTTAGAAATGGAAGAAGATACACCAACAGAGGAGATAAAAGAATGGCTGAAAAAACTGAGAGACCTTTCAAAATGATAGCGATTATAGGACAAGCTGGTAGTGGTAAGGATACTATCTTGCGGGCCGTCTGTGAGAAAAATCATGAGCTCAATGAAATCATCTCTTGTACGACTCGCCCTATGAGAGATGGTGAAGTAGATGGAGTAGATTATCATTTCTATACTGTTGACCAGTTTACAGAAGAAGTTTTAAATGATAAAATGCTTGAAGCAAGTTGTTTTAATAATTGGTTCTATGGAACACCAATAAAGAGTTTGGTTAAGGATAAAGTAAATATTGGAATTTATAATCCAGAGGGCATAGAGTCTTTAATGTTGCATGGAAATATTGAATTATATGTTTTCTTAATAGAAGCGTCAGATAAGATTAGGCTTATTAGACAACTTGAAAGAGAAAATAATCCCGATATTGAAGAAGTATTTAGAAGATATAAAACTGATAGAGCAGATTTTGCGGACTTGCCCTTTCACCACAATGTACTAAACAATGAGAATTATGATGAATTAGACCATGCTGTTGACGTCATCAGCCACGCCGCACAAAAATTACAGGCCAAACTTGGACAATTTTAATTAAATAATTTTCATATTATTTATGGACACCAAAAAAGGAGGTAAAAATAAAGTGTTGAAAATTATAAAAAGAAATGGTGAAGAAGTTTCATTTGATAGACAGAAGATAATTGATGCCGTTAATGGCGCCATGTTAGAGGTTGATGGACAACTTTACGAAACTGATACTGCAAAAGAAATTGCTTCCGATATTGAAAAGAGAATAAGAATGAGTAAAACTCCAGTCGGTGTAGAGGCTATTCAAGACTGGGTTGAACTCGAGTTAATGGTTTCTGAAAGACCTGATGTTGCAAGAGCATATATCAGATACCGTTATAAGAAAGAGGTTGCAAGAGAAACACAATCTACCTTCTTTGATGCTATTGGTGAAAAACTTGAAGCACGTAATGTTCAAAATCAGAACGCAAATATTGACGAGCACTCGTTCGGTGGAAGAATTGGTGAAGCTTCAAGTGTCATGACTAAGAAATATGCTCTTGATTATATCGTATCTAAAATGGCTAAGGAAAATCATTTGAATAATAGAATTTATATTCATGATTTAGACAGTTATGCCGTAGGTATGCACAATTGTTTGTCAATTCCTTTTGATAAATTATTGGCAGAAGGTTTTAATACTCGTCAAACAGATGTGCGCCCTGCGAATAGTGTTAATACAGCTTTCCAGTTAGTTGCCGTAATATTTCAACTTCAATCACTTCAACAGTTTGGTGGAGTATCTGCTACTCACTTAGATTGGACTATGGTTCCTTATGTAAGAAAGAGTTTTTTTAAGCATTATATGAATGGTAGAAGATGGTTAACAGATGATTTTGACCAACATCTTCATAGTAATGAACAAAATGAGGGCTGGAAAGAATACTTTAAAGATGAACCAATAGATAGTGAAAAGTATAAGCAAGATAAAAAAGCATATGATTATGCCATGGAGATGACAGTTAAAGAGGTTTATCAAGCAGTCGAGGGTATGTATCACAATTTAAATACATTACAATCACGTTCTGGTAACCAACTTCCTTTTACCTCAATCAACTATGGTACTTGTACTCTCCCAGAAGGTAGAATGGTGATCAAGGCTTTGCTTGAAGTATCTCTTGAGGGTTTGGGTAAATTACATAAGACTTCTATTTTCCCTTGCGGTATTTTCCAATGTATGAAGGGAGTAAATAGAAAAGAGGGAGACCCCAACTATGACTTATTCCAGTTAGCACTTAAGTCAACCGCAAAGAGACTTTATCCTAACTATGCTAATGTGGACTGGAGCGGTAACGCTGGTTACGATCCAAATGATCCAACTACTTACTTCTCAACAATGGGATGCAGAACCGCAAATGGTGCAGATATAAATGCACTTCCTGGCCAGAATAAGCAGATGAAAGATGGCCGTGGTAATATCTGCCCAGTAACTATCATAATGCCTACTCTTGCTATGGAAGCCATGGAAGAAGTGCAGAAGATAGATAATTTCACAGAAGATGATATTGTTGATACTTTCATTGATATTCTCAAGTTAGCAATAGCTGACGCAAGAGATATGTTAATTGAAAGATTTGAGTGGATATGTTCTCAGTCCCCAAGTTCAGCAAAGTTTATGTATGAGAATGGCACAATGTTTGGCTACAATCCAGAAGAGGGTATACGTTCCGCGCTCAAGCACGGTACTCTTGCTATTGGTCAGTTGGGACTTGCAGAAACACTTCAAATTCTTTTGAATACAGACCATACAACTAAAAAAGGTATGGAAGTAGCAAAGAAAATTGAAAATACTTTCAAAACACTTTGTGCAGAATATAAGGAGAAGTACAAGCTCAATTTCGGCGTTTATTATACTCCTGCTGAAAATCTTTGCTATACTGCTATGCAGAAGTTTAAGAAACAATATGGTGTAATACCAGAAGTAAGTGATAAGGATTTCTTCACTAACTCAATGCATGTTCCGGTTTGGAAGAGAATGAGTCCATTTGACAAGATTGAGATTGAGAGCCAATTAACAGGTTATAGCTCTGCTGGTTGTATCACTTATGTGGAGTTTAGTGATCAAGATCGCAACAACTTGGCAGCGGTTGAAGCAGTAGTGCAATTTGCAATGGATCACGATATTCCTTATTTTGCAATCAATGTTCCTTGTGACACATGTATGGAGTGCGGCCATTGTGGCGAGATAGATGAAGCTTGTCCAAAGTGCGGTAGTACCAACATCCAGAGATTAAGAAGAGTAACCGGTTATCTTACAGGTAATTATACAACAGCCTTCAATAAAGGTAAAATACAAGAAGTCTTAATGAGAGTCCATCACCTTCTTAATTCTTAGGACATTTCGCTTAAATTACCTCCATTAAATTTTTATATATAATATAGAGAAAATAAATTTAATGGAGGTAATTTTATGTTTGTTTATTGTATTACTAATAAAATAAATCATAAAAAATATATAGGTATAACTACAAAAACAGTTGAAGAAAGATGGAGACAACATTTGTCAGTAGCCTATAATAAAAATAATAAAGATTATAACTCTTTATTTAAAAAAGCAATACGAAAATATGGAGAAGAAAACTGGATAATAGAAACTATTTATGAAACTTCTTCCTTACAAGAATTAAAAGAAAAAGAAATTTATTTTATAAAAATTTTTAATTCTTATGCTTTTGATGAAAATGGATGGGGATATAATTCTACCAGGGGTGGTGATTATGTAGCCGGTTACTTTGAAACACCTGTCAGTCAATTTGATATAGTATCTGGCCAAAAAATAAAAGATTTTCATTCAATAGCTGAGGCAGAAAGGGAGATTGGATTGAGAGTAGAACACATCGGTGAATTTAATCAAAGTTGTGGAGATTTTTGTTGGTTTTATACTAAAGATATTCAAAATCTTTCAAATGAAGATTTAATTGATAAAGTTCATTCTTTATATCCTAATTTAGTTTATAAATTAGATTTAGAAGGGAAAATATTACAAATTTACCGAAACTCTACTGAAGCGGGCGAAGATAATAATTGTTCAAGTGGTAATATTATTTCTTGTTGCTTGGGCATAAGAAATCAAGCAAATGGCTTTCAATGGTGTTATCAAAAAGATATATCTATTAGAGAAAATCAAAAAGTAAAACTACCAAAAACTAAACAAGTTGGTGTAATTCAATATGATTTATCTGGTTTAAAAATAAAAGAATATGCAAGTATAAAAGAAGCTGCTAAAGAAAATAATTGTTCTGAAGCTCATATTTCATCTTGTTGTAGGGGAAAACGAAATATTACTGCCAATAGTCAGTGGCGATATAGCAATGAAAAATTAGAAAATGTAAAAGAATTATCAATAAAAAGACAAGTTAGATGTATAGAAACCCAAGAAATATTTAATTCTCCTAATCAAGCTGCAAAACATTTTGGTTATGCTCAACAAACTGTTAAAAGAAGTTGTATGGGAGAAAAAATAAATAAACCTTTTCATTTTGAATGGTATTAAAAATTTCTGAAAAAATATATTTTATGTTATAATATAATTATGAAATATTTAAGGAGAAATTAGATGTATTTAACAGTTAAGACTAAAGATGAAATCGCTACTCTTAATCCAGAACAAGTTGGAGATGGTACTGTAGTTTATATAGAAGATGAAAAGAAATATCAAGTGTATGAGAACGGGGCCTGGGTGGATTATAACCCAGACCTCAAACTCTCACTTTACGATATGAACAAAAACCTTGTGGCAAGTCAGAGAAATATGGATTGGCGTAAGGTTGAGGGAGTAATTAAGAAGTGGAATCCACAAGGAACATACTTCTTAATGTATTGTAAAGATATTGGATACTTTACTTTATTCAAGAGAACTGAAGGAGCACCTGAAAAGTTCCATGAAGTTTTCAAAGATTGTCTTATTAATATTGGAGACCTTAAGGCTTGTGATATAACTGACGATAAGAATGGTCTTGAGATTTGGATAAAGCCAAAGGATTCTGATAGTGCAATTTGTATGTATTTATTTAATTATGATGAGGGGGTTGTAGAATTCAATGGATAATCAATTAATTTGTTGTGTTGACATGTTTGCAAGAACTCAAGTTATGGTTGCTCCAAATGGAGAAAAGATTATGGTTGAGGGTATTGAAAATCTTGGTAATATGGCTTTAGATTTCTGCTTGCAAAACAAGATTGGTAAAATTCATTTCTTTGGTGATGACACTTATATTAGTGGTTTATTAGAAAGAAAGCCTGAATTAACATTTGGTTTTAAGAATAACAATATTATAGTAGAGGTAAACTAAGATGGAAAAGTATTTGATTGAAGTTGTAAACACATATAGAGTACCAACAGTAGAGGCCGCTTTAAAGTTGAGAAAGTCTCTCGAAGATCTCCCTTGCGGCGAGCTGGTTAGTTTCAGTTACACAACCAAGTACATTAAACAGAAGGGCGAGATCGTGGAAGAGTATCAGTTGGTTAAGGCGAAGATTGCATTTGAGGACGTAAAAGACCCTATCTATGATACAGAGATTACTTACTCAAGAGGTAATGTTGATGCGTTTTGAAAAAATCAGCAAGTATGCTGATGATGAAAATATAATTATTCCAGTTCGTAAGACAAAAGGTTCTGCCGGATACGACTTCTATGTAGCAGAAGATACAATAGTTCCCGGTCTTAATGAGATAACTGCGGACCTTGTTAATGAGGTAGTTATGAACGGAGTGGCTTGGCCAATTACACTAGACGATATGGCGAACTTGACCAAGGCCGCAAACGCCCGTACAACTTTAGTACCTACTGGTATTAAAGCTCAATTAGATGAAGGAACGTATCTTGAACTTTCAGTTAGAAGTTCTTGTCCTATGAAGTATTGGCTTATTCTTGCTAATGGCGTTGGAATTATTGATGCTGATTACTATAACAATCCAGATAATGAAGGACATATCTTTTTCCAAATCGCTAACTTATCCCCATATCCTATTCTCTTAAAGAAAGGCGATTGTATCGGCCAGGGTATTATCAAACCTTATCTCCTTGCAGATGATGACAAGGCCGAAGGTGAGAGAACTGGCGGATTTGGTTCAACAAGTGCGTAAACTATTAGCTCTTGACCAAAGTTCACGTATTACAGGTTGGGCAGTTTTTGATGGGGATAAACTTGTAGCATATGGTAAAATAAGCGTGGATGATCCAGATATTGGTGAGAGATTATATAAAATCAAAACTCAAGTTATTGAGTTAATTGATAAATATGAAATTACAGAAGTTGTTTTTGAAGATATTCAGCTTCAAACTAATGTAGTACAGAATGTTAGAACATTTAAAGTTTTAGCAGAAGTTTTTGGAGTTTTGTATGAAACATTTACAGAACTTGAATTACCCAATGAAGCAGTCCTTGCTGCAAGTTGGAAATCGACTCTCGGTATTAGAGGTGCAGATAGAGCTACTCAAAAGAGAAATGCGGCTGAATATGTAGCCAATACATACAACATCAAAGCAACCCAAGATGAATGCGATGCAATATGTATTGGTACTCATTACATCAAAACCAATCCCGAATCATTTGATTGGTCATAAATCATTAAAAGCCTCCAAATAATTCTCAATTTTTATGTAGAGGAATTTAGAGAACACAGGAGGCTTTACCCATGTGGCAAGAAATTGGGATGTTTTTATTAAAATATTGGCTGGAGCTTTTGTTTACAGCCTTTATTGGTCTTGCTTCTTATTTTGGTAAGCGTTACATTAAGTTAGAAATAGAGAAAAAAGCAGCTGAACAAGAAGCATTAAAGACTGAAATTGTCCAAAAGGTTAGTGAGCAGGTTAGTGCTTTAACCGAACACGTCGAAAAGAAAGACGAAAGAGTACAAAAGGAAATGGAAGGTTTTAAAACCGGCCTTTCTGAATTGAAATTGGGTTTGTTAGCTATTCAAGGTAGAGAATTTAAGCAGAATTGTAGAAAAGCATTAGATCAAGAACATGATTTAACCTTAGAAGAATATGACCAAATAGTTAAAGATCATGATGCCTATAAGGCTTTAGGTGGAAATCATGAAGGGGATGAATTATTTGGATTACTTCAAGAAAGAGCTAAACAAACATTTGGTAAAGCATAAAATTAAGGGAGACTATTAATTTAGTCTCCCTCTTTTTTTGTGCAAAAAAAAATTGGGACTATTCAATTAAGAATAGTCCCGTTTTTTTATACTTTCTTATAAGTATTAATACTTGCTTCAATTTGTTGATTGAGCCAAGCTTCTACATCACCATAAGTCATCTCAATGAAGTCTCTTGCCTGTGTGGTAAGCACTCCAAGTACAGCCTGTTTTGTGATTTCAAAAGCCTTCTCCTGTGCTTCTGCATCAAACTTACCTTCCTTCTTCAAGGCTTCTACATAAGTCTGATTTGTAGCAATAACGCACTGAATAATTGTATCAGAAATCAAGTCTGTATATTTGTTCTGTTCTATCTCTGCGGTCTTAGCCTTAATCCAGGTTACGAGGTAACCTGTGAGTACCGCAAGAAGAGGTACAATACATAACTCAAAAATCTGTTGAATAAGTTCCATCTTATCCATAATCCTTTTCCTCCTTTAAATAATTCTGTCTATTATCTTAGTAGCGGTGACATTCATCATACCGTTATAAGCCAAATTTATTGATAATCTATCTGCCATATACGCTCCATTTATTCCAGCTTTAGTATCCTTTACATATATCTTTGCATTTGGTTCAAGACTATAAATGGGGGCACAACTCATTGTTATAGATTCGCAGCAGCACGCCTTGTTGTAAATCATTGAGTCAATTTCATCTTTGGCAGACTTACCTTGAACACTCATTGAGAAAACATTAGTTAAATTTTCATTAAGTGGTAAAATTGTATAGCCAGTATTTTGTGTTTTTAATTCCGCAATTTCTTCTGCATCTTTATTTTCTACAAATAAAACATTAGGAACATCTTTATATACTACGGCTTTAACCGCATTATCATTTTTAGCTATTGTTCTTAAACCAATATTATCTATTGCATATTGAGAAAGTTCACTATTGCTTTCTACATCTATGAAATCAAACCAAAATATAAGACCTTCTGGGTTAGAGAAGATCTCTTTGTTCCAGTACAAAGTATCTGCGTTATTTGGATCCATGTAGTAATCATCATTGTCAAGATAGAAATAAGTAATATTACTATCATAAGCTTTACCACTACTTTTAGGATTTACTGGTAAATAATAAAGAAGACTTTGTGTTTCAAATTCTTCTCTTGTAACTTTGCCAGCATAGTAATAAACCTCAGTACCGCCCTTGCGCTTGTAGTAAGAAGCATTGGTCTGATAAGGAGCACCACCTTGATTCTTGAAATAGTAAACTACAGTATCTGGATCATTGTACTCTTCTTGAGTAAGACCAGCAGCAATAGAGTAAGTACCTAAGTATTCTGGATTATATAGTAATCTCCAGAAACCTTCCATATCTGTATAAAACTGTTCATAACCAGTATTACCATCTGGATAATAATCTGGATTGTTTTTAGCTATTAATGGAATAAGTTCATCAGTAGTATATACATCAGCATCAGAAGTAGCAGCATCGTGCATATGCTTTCTATAATCTAATGCCATCTGATAAATAATCTCTCTCCAATCTACTACATTCATACCAGTAGTCTCATGAGTAGTTGCATACTCTTTAGACACATAAACTGTTTCATCTACTGCCTTATAATATTGTGGCTTAGTCTGTATAGCATAGCGACAATGGACAGGAACCTTGTTATTGCCTATTCCTTTTTTCTCGCCCCAAACTATGAAATCATTTTTTACATTTGTAATATTAGGAGTGTTACTGAAAGAAGAAACTATTGTATTTTCATCAAAACTGAAATCATATTCATCAGCATATAAATCAATATAAATTTCTTTATTATCATCATTTTGACGACTTAACTGGTTCCAAGGGTGACTTAATGAAATTCTCTTTCTTTGGAATACGAACTGTCCATCAAGATTATAGAAATATTCATAATCACCTAACATATTTTTGATTTTATCAAGAACAGAAACTACTGACTCACCAACAGAAGCAATAAGGTCACCGGCATAAACTAACTCTGTCGGTCTATAACCTATTGTATCTCCCTTTTCTGCTTTTATACAAGTAAAAGGTCTGATATTTTCTGATGATAAATAATCTTCTGTTGTGAAATAAGTTGGCTCTTCACCTTGACCTATAACACTATTTCTATTATCAAAAATGAATGAAGGGTCATTAAAAGAAATCTGCTGAGAAGTAGGTGTCCACTCATCACCATTTTTAAGTACAATGTAGTAAGTACCTTGGTTTGGACTTAAAGTAAACTGAGTAACAATATCAGCTTCTACATCTCTAATTAAATACATTGGCTGAGAGTAGTTGTACTGGAGTAACTCAAGACCATTATCTTCCAAGTCATTAATGATAATGTTTTGGAAAGGTTCTTTTGCGAACTCGTGAACAAGCTCTCTTATTATTTTCTTGATTAAATACTTTTCTACTGTTGTGTTTCCCTCTGCATCTGTAACTTCGATAGAACCAAAGTCCCAAGTAAGTGCAGGAACCACACCACCTAAATCACCGGTCAACATAGCCATCTTATCTTTACCACTAATACTAATAGT